GGCCGCCTGTGCTATCTTTGTGGTGGATAAGGTTTCCGTGCATTGGGGGCCTTTCCTTTCCTGGCCCAGGGGGTGGCAGCCTCCTGGGCTTTTTATTTGGTCAGGATCTCATCGGGCACCTCGCCCGCCAGATCGGGCTCCGGACTCCAGATTGACAGGTTGCTTGGACATAAGGGGGAATCTCCTCTCTCTTGTTTCAGGAAAAAAGGTCGGGCTGCTGCGGCCGATCCGGCCGGCGCGTGGCCCGGGATTTGTTTTTGGTGTGGCCACTGGCCGGAGCGATGTCTTCCCCAGGTTTGTCGGCGTAGATGCTTTCACCACGGCGAATGCCGTGCTGGATGCTCTCCAGCTTGAAGATGCAGTCCTCGATCCATGCGGCCACTTCGTTTTCGCTGGTATTGGCGTAAGCTTTCTTTGCGTCGGCCTTGGCTGCGGCTATCAGGCGGCGGACTTCGGCGGTTTTCATGGGCTTGCGGCTCCTTTATATCTCGATACGAACGATGCAAATGGCCATGGATACGTTGGCGGCCGGGATCCATCCGCGCTGCCGGCCATAATCGTTGAGAGCTTCCAGAGCCTGTTGGCGGGTGGGAAACCAGGACGCGGGCCTGGTCTTGATCCGGCGGCCGCGGGAAAGGCGGTTACGGCTGCCGTCCAGCTTCTTGGCGTAGTAGGTCCAATTGCCGTAAGCGCCTTTATCAGGGGTGATGATCTCGCCACGCTCGTTGACCCAATAGGCGAACAGCTCACGAGCCGGCAGGCGGGATGTTGTCAGTGGGAAGAGAGGGCGTTGAGGATTATAGAGCTGCTGTTGGATGAATTGCATTGGGGGCCTTCCTTTCCTGGTGCTGGGAGCCGTGGCAGCGGCCCCGCCCGTAGCAGTGTCTAATTATCTCCCTGGTCGAACGTATAAATCGATAAAGTTCCTTTTATCGATGTTTGGCTTGATCGCCTTTATTCTGCCTTTTGATATTTTTATAGCTATTAGAAAGATGCTGTCAACAATTAAATGTAACTATTGGTTAATTAATTTGCTTTATGAAAATATTAAGGAAATCTTTAGAAGATGTCGAAGCTCTTTCCCAGGCCTCCCGCACCCCTGCATCCCTTCCCGATCGTAAGGTGTCCAGGCAAAGGCTGGACACTGTCCAGGGGGTGTCCAGGATAGGAATTGCCTATTTTTCTAATGATATCAGTGCGGTGTCCAGGGTGTCCAGGCTATTTTCTTCTATTATACGCATACGCGAAAAAAGTTAAAAATTAGGAATAGAAAGTAAGGATATAAAATAAAAGTAGCTTAAGATTGTTGAAATTTGCCTGGACACCCTGGACTTTCACACAATAACAATTTGAAATTATGTGTAATCCGTTGTCCAGCATAGGGGAAATGCATCCTGGACGTGTCCAGGCAAAGGCTGGACACTCTGCGATCGGCCGGCTTCCGATAACCTTTTCCAGGCATTCATCAGATTGGCCAGGCCACCAGGCCAGCCGATAAAAGGCCAGGCTGGTCTGCAGGAAGTCGCCGATCGGCGAGGGATGTCATCCTCCTTGAAAACGTCCTAAAGCATGCCTTGTGTGGGGGGTGTGAGAATTTTGGGGACGGCGGCGGACGGGCCAGGCTTTTGGAAGTGGTCCAGCCTGTTCCCCGTCGCGAAGGGTAGTAAGGGGGAGAGGGGCGAGCGGCGATGAAACCTTGTGGTCATTGGATTTACGCACCCTGACAGATCGGCCGGGGGGCGTCAAGTACAAAACGATCGAGGGACGTTTCGGGACGGTTTGGCGGCCGACCTGGGCCCTCGAATCACCGCCTGGGTAGGCCGGCCGGTTGTATCCGTCTAAATGTCTTATGACGATAAAAGGCAGACTTTGAAACGATAGGATTGTCTGGCGAAACAAACGAAATAGGATAAAACCCTTGTTTGGTAAGGGTTTGCGGCGATGCCCGGTTGTCTGCGTTTTAGTAAAAGGCAGACAATTCGGGCATTCGATTTTGGGGGTGATGCCATCCTCGAACTATGGGACCGCCGGCCGGCACCAGGTCATGGGGCAGCCGCGGTCCTTGTTCGCCAGCCGGACGGCCGTCGGTCCGTGGCCACCCGGCGGTCCTCGATCGATTCAAAGCATCGGGCCGGCCGCCAGGCCCGGGGGGTGCCTTGATGGTGGCAGTCCCGGAGACCGGAAACCCGGGATAGGAGTCCCGTCCCCCCTCCCTCTATAGCCCGTGTGGGATTTTTTCAAATTTTAGACACCGCCCGGCCGCTTGCGCTACGCGCGGGGGAGGGGGACCCGCCGCGGATCGCCCTGGGGGTGCGGGTAAAAAACCATGTCAAATATTTTATTCTTATAATTCTTATATTGCAGGCACGTATCGGCACCTATCGGCCGGTATCGGCACACCCCTTCCCTGCGCTTCCCTGACCCAGCCAAACGACAAAAAAGCCCGTGCTATCCAGCGCTCCATGATCCGGATACCCCCTTCAAACCGCGGGATGCCATGAGCAACAAGCTTTCCAATGTTGAACGCCTGGGCCTGGCGGACGTTGTCCAGCGGCTACTGGCCGACGGGATGACGGTGGGCAAGCAGATCGCGGAAATCCTGCGCACCGAGCACAAGGCGAATATCTCCGATAAGGCGGTCTGCCGCTACATCAGAAAGATCAAAGACGAAGTGCAGCCCGATGCGGCGGGGGTCTTCCGCAAGCATATCAACGAAGAGATCCCCAAGGACCTGCAGGCCCTGGAAGACATCCAGGATCAAAGCAACGCCTGGTGGAAGGAAGAGCCCCAGGACACCGGCCGCCGACTGGCGGAAAAATACAGCCAGTTCGATGCTGAAATCGATTTTTTTTACAAGGAGCTGCTGGCGGCCGAGTTGGGGGATCCAATAAAGCGCCGCAAGGTGGTGGCCAAAATCATCCGGCGCTGCCTGGGCTATCTCACCGAAGACGCCCGGCTCCAGAAGAAGCGCATGGAAGCGATGAAGATGGAGCTGGACGCCATCAAGATCAAGCTGGTCAACGCCGGGGCCCTGGATATCGAAAAGGGCGGCAACGTCTTCATCGTGGACAACCGCAGCGGTTACCGGCCGCCGGCGAAAGACAGCGACGGCCGGGTGCCGTTCGTCGTGGCGGGAGGCAAGGGTCATGGCTAAAGACCTGGTCTTCGATCTTTCGCCCACGCAGAGCATGTTCGTCTTTTCCGACGCCCATGTCGTCATGCTCAAAGGCCCCATGGGGGAAGGCAAGACCTTCGCGGCCATGGCCGGCATCATCCAGCACGCCAACCGCTGCTACCAGTATAACCCCGAGCTGAAACTCCTGCGCGGGGCCCTGGTGCGCGACACCCACACCAATATCAAGATTTCCACGGTGCCGGACATCCAGCAGGAATTCGGCGACTATGTCGAATTCAAGGATGATTACAAGAAGATGATCATCCACATCCGGCCGGTACCGGTCCATCTGGACCTGTTCGGCATCGATGACCCCGCCTCACTCTCCAAGCTGCAGGGCCCCCAATACGCCATCATATGGCTGGAAGAACCCGCCCCCATTGTCGAAAAGGCCAATGCCGGCCTGCCCCGGGCCGTGTTCGATCTTTCCATCGCCCGGGCGGCCCGCCAGAAGGGCACCCTCCTGCGGGTGCAGATCTCCCAAAACCCGGCGGATGAAGACCACTGGACCGAAGAGGTGGCCAACCTGCCCCGGGTGCTGGCCGTGGATCCCGACACCGGCGCCGAGATCATCAAAGAGTGCTACGAGATGCAACCCGGGGAGAACAAGTATCTCAATCCCCTGGCCCGGGCGGCCAACCGGGCGGCCTTCCAACATGATCCGGGCAAGAAGGCCCGCTATGTCGACGGGCGGGCCGCGCCGGTATCGCCGGGCAAGCGGGTGGCCACGGGCTACAACGCCGCCATCCATTACCCCAAGCGCGAGCTGATTGTCGTGCCCGGCGCCCTGGGGCTGCGCTTTTGGGACGGTTGGCATCATCCGGCCTGTATTCTAGGCCAGTGGCTGCCGCCCGGCCGCGTGATTATCCATCATGCCTGCCAGGGGGATAATATCAGTGTCCGTGCCCTGATCACTTCCCAAGTCAAGCCGCTGCTCCACACCCGCAAATACCGTGGCAAAATCAAGGAATGGCGCGACATCGGCGATCCTTCGATGCGCATACCGGACCAGTCTTCCCGCCAGACCGTAACGTCCAAAGTTCTGGAGGGGCTGCTCGATACCCGCTTCGAGCCCGGACCCACCCTTCAGAAATACCGCTTCGACCCCATGAACACCGCCCTGACCGAAATGCTGCCGGACGGCAGCGGGCCCCAGATTCTCCTATCCCGCACCGCCTACAATTTGCACCGTGCCCTGAACGGGGGCTGGCATTGGAAAGTCGACAACTCGGGCAACGTGGTGGGCACGAAACCCGTCAAGGACGCGGCCGGGGATCTGGGGGACGGTTTCAGCTACGGCATTTCCACCCTCTTCCCCTATGTCCGGATACCGTCCAAGCCGAAGAAGAACAGGCGCCCCAGCAATCGCCAGGTGCGGGCCATGGCCTATGCCCACGGGATGACCAAGGCCGGCCGCATGAACCGTCGCGGCATAACCCTATCGAGAGGCTTCTAATGGGTAAATACAGCAAAATCTGGCCCATGTACCAGGGCACCAAAAGCACGGCAAAGCGCGAGATCTACAAATGCACCGAATGCGGCGGGGAGACCCACCCGGAAAAAGGCCACAACGGAGCCCCCGACCTGCACAACTGTCATCCGGGATGTCCATGCCGGAATTCGTCTTGGAAGCCAGGCAACAAGCAGCGCTCTTACGACGTAAATTTCAGGCGCACATTTCCCAACGCACCGGACCCGGGGTTTTAAATAATGCCGATCGAGACCCGTACACCGGAAGACGAACTCCGCGAGCGCCATCACCAGATCATGTCACGGGATCCCCACATGGGTATGGACGACCAGGAGTTGCGCGAGCGCGAAGAGGCGGCCCAGGCTTATGCCGGCGAGGACGAAAAACATTTCGTGGCGTTTGCCCAGGACTGCATCGACACCAGTATGGATGCCACCCGGGACCTCCGGCAAATGTGGGACCTGTGCTGGCGCGTCTACAACGAGGAAGAGCCGGCGAGCTATGCCGCTAAGGAGGCCTGGCAGAGCAAGATCATCGTTCCCAAGCCCTTTATGGCGATCCAATACGGCGCGGCCGCGGTCAAGAAGGCTTTTTCGCCGGATTATCTCTCCATCGAAGATGAAGCCAACGCCACGGCGGGAGATTTCTGGAAGACCCACATGACCGCCGAGCTGGGGGCTTCACGGGCCAAATTTGTGGCCGCCTATATCGATGCCCTCATCATGGCCCTGGCTGTGGGCGTCAGCCAGGAGCTGATTCCCATCTATACGCCGGGCGCCGGTTTGGTTTTCGTTCTGGCGGATCCGTGGAAGATCCTGCGCGACCCGGACGCTCCCCCCCGCGCTCCCCAGGGCGGCATGTACTGGATTCATCAGGAATGGCTCGATTTCTACGTGCTCAAAGAGGGGGAGAAAAAAGGCCGCTATCAAGGCGTCGACCGCTCGATCTGTATCCAGAACGAAAGCGGCCTGAACGATGAGTTTATGAGCAAGGAGGCCATCGAGGCGCGCAAGAAACAGATCTACAAGCGCAGCAAATTTCGCAAGTTGGTGCTGACGTCTGAATTTTGGGGCACCGTGCTGGACTCCAAAGGCGATCTGCTCCTGCCATCGGCCACCTATACCGTCGCGGGGGGACGGGTCATCGCCAAACCCAAGCGCTCCCCTTACCAGCGGCTACGCTGGCCGGGTATCAATTTTTCCCCGCTGCCCAACATCCTGTCCAATGGCGGCCGCGGTCTCCTGCAGGGGGTGAGCCGCGTGTGGGAGAGCATGAACAATCTCATGTGTCTCTACGAGGACGCGTTGATTTGGGTGGTGAACCCGCCCAAGGAGATCAATGTGGACCTCCTGGTGGATCCCGACGATGTGGAATGCTGGCCGGGCAAGGAATATCCGACCAAGGACAGCCTGCACGGCAACCAGGCCATCCGGGCCACCCAGCAGAGAGATCCCTCTTCTTCGGCCATGGCCGCCGGCCAGTATCTCGACCAGATGTTCCAGGGGGGGAGTGCGGTCAACGACACCATCCAGGGGCTGCCCGGCTACCGGGCCGAAGTGACCGCCCGGGAGCGCTCGCAGAACCTTCAGCAGACCATGGGCATCTACGCCCTGATGGGATTCAACCTGGAGCAGGGCGCCATCGAGGTGGTGGAGGCCGCCCGGGACGTGGTGGAAAGCTATGCCGGCTGGGCCGACCTGAAGCGGATCCATGGCGAAGAAAAGTTGTTGAAATGGGGGATCTTCTTCGACGGCGGCAATCCCCGCACATCCCGCACCGAACTGCCGCGTCTGTCGGGACGCTTTTCGATTTCCGGGATTCAAGCCCTCATGAAAGACGCCGAGGTCCTGGACCATATCATCAACACGGTCATTCCTCTGGCCAACACGCCGCGTTTCGCACCCTACGTGAGACCGCGCAATGTCCTCAAGTCGTTTGAAAAGCGCTCCGGCCTCAAGGACGAAGAGCTGTTTGTCACCGACGATGACACCGGCGGGGCCATCGAGACTGCCGAATGGGGCGAATACAAGCAGGGTAAGCACGTCGCCCAGGTCAACCAGCAATTGGCCCTGCAGGAACAAATGCGGCGCATCACCGAAGCCCTGCCGGCGCCGGGCACAACCGTCAACCAAGGAGAAGCCGCGTAATGGCAGGCGTAGACGTCGATCCTATCACCGGGCGTCCCCGGGATCCCAAAAAGACCGCGGATGAAAAATTCTTTCTGGAAAAGAAGCGGCTCGAAGAGCTGGCCGGCATGGCCGGCATCAGCCAAAGCAAGGCGGCCCAGCTCGTAACCGCCACGATCGAGGAGGCGCTGATCAAACGGGTGGAAGATCTTCTTAACGAGGATGCTGCCTGCAAGACGCTCCTGGAAGCCATTCGGGCGGTGGGGCTGCACGAATTGACGGCCGCCCAGGCGGTCAGGAGACTGACCCAGCGCCAGTTTACGTTACCCCAGCGATCGGCCGGCCACTGAGCCCAAGCCAAGCGGCGGCCACCGGTCCCGTGCAGCCAGCTACCCGGCCATGATCGCTAAATATAAATCCTTACGGGCCCCGGCCATGCCGGCGACGCCCTGGAAAGGAACGCCACCATGACACACCCCACCCCACCCGGCAACCAGGCGACGGAAACGACTCCGGCCGGCGACACTCCGGTCATCACCAATGACCTGTTCCCGCCGATAACGCTGGAAGAGGATCCCCCTGGTACGCCATCGTCGGAAGAGCCGCCGGCCCCGAAACCGGGCGACCCGGGCGCAGCTGAACCGACACCCTCGCCGGCCGCCCCCGCGGCCGCTCCCGGATCGGAAGAACACTCCGCAGAAGGCGACAAGGGCTCGTATCGCTTCAAGACCATGGAAGAGTACGACCAGGGCTACCGCCACATCCACACCCATGCCTCCCGTCTGGAGCAGGAGAACAAAGCCCTGCGCGACCAGATCAAAAACCGCCAGGCGGAAGAGGACGCGGCTCAGGAGCGGACGGCCCGGACCGAACAATTCCGCAAATATGCGACCGAGCGCCGGGCCCAGCTCATGAAAGACCTCGGCGCATTGGACCCCGACGCGGAAAACCACGCCGATGAATTGGGGCGCCTGTACGCGGAAGCCGATGCGGACATTTGGGAGTTCCAGCAAAACCCGCCGGCGCTTGCAAAGCCGGCGGGCGGCGAAACCCCGCCCGACACAGGGGATACGCCACCGGAGAAATCAGGCAGTGAGGCCCTTCCGCCGGAAACACCCACCCTCGAAAACCAGGAAGCCGAACGCGAAGCCGCAAGCAAAACACTTGTCAGCGCGGCCGACGCGGCGGGGATTCCGTTGGATGATCCGACCTTCCAGGGTTTCAGTAAGCGAGCGCCCGCCGTTGACCAGGACGGCAAACGGATCGAGTTCAAGGATCAGGTGGAGTGGGCCATCAATCAGACCCGTGACACCTGGCTGAAATTCCTGGCCGATGAGGTGAAGCTGGATCCCACCGATCCGGCCCTGCAGCAT